TGTGGGATTATGCAGCAGATACATTCGGATTCAGTAAGTCGACCGCCAGCCGTTATATGGCGCGGAACGACAAGTTCTCCGTGGGCGGAAACAGCCCTGTTCTCGCGGAGGAGTTCCGGGAGTACAGCAAGGCACAGCTGCAGGAGATGCTGTCCCTGGATGAGGCACAGCTGGAGAACGTGACGCCGGATATGACGGTGAAGCAGATCCGGGAGCTGAAGAAGCCGAAGGAACTGCCATATTTTGAGATAGATGGTCAGATGGAGATCCAGGATTTTCTAAAGGCGGACCAGGAAGGGCAGAAGGCGGATTCTGAGACCGAGGAGAAACTATCGGCGTATGGATTTCCCCAAAGAGTGTATCCTGCGGACAGTTTGTTGACGACGCCGGGATGCAAAGGGGAGAATGGCCGAGGGTACGATTGTTTTAACTGTCATCTGGAATGTAAAATCCGCCAGGATTATTGCCATTGCGTTGATGCTACATGTGGATTTCCATTCCCGTGCCAGATGGTCGATACCGGAAAGCATGAGATCCTTGAAAAGCAGATCGGGGATAGATGCCAGTTCATTGATTTGAATTTGGCGGATCATGCGGCTGGCGATGGAAGCGCTATGCCGTGCTGCAAAAAATGCGAAACACCATGTGAGTATGTGTGCGAAAATTCCGGACAGTGCGTTGCAACATCGCAACAGTCGGCTACTGCCGATGAGCAGCAGGAAACTGGGGGAAACGCTGTCAAAAAGCAGCCAGAGGAAAGTGTTGCGACGTCGCAACAGAATGCGAAGCAGGACAGCACCACAATACGCGAGTTCATCAAAGCCTGGAAAGAAATTCTTCCGAAGGATTTTGACCAGGCCATGAGGTCAATGCGTGAGGGAAATAGCACTAAAGAAAAAGCACAGCAGATTCAGAAAGCACTTTCACCGTATGGTGCATATTGCTATGGATGTTCAGAATATAGTTTTTCTTGGCATAGCTTCGCGAAGGGAATGGATTGGGAGGTGGATGGAAAGAAAATTCATCTCACATATGCCCGGCTTGCGAGTGAGCTGTTATGCATGTATGATCCGCAGTTAAACCAGTTTGATGAAAAGCCCGACATCGATGATGAGCATGAAGAACCGGCAGAAATATCTGCTGAACAGCAGCAGGAGCATGAGGAAAAACCGAAGACAGGGAAATGCATACATGATGGTATACACCGGTGTATGTTGGCAGAAGCGGATAAAGAAAAGGTCGGGAACGGGGAAGATTGTTCTCACCATTGTTGTTGGAAGTGCGTAAAACATGGGGACTGCAAGCTGGAGTGTGATGCATCCACGAAGCGAACGAGCCGGAGTATTCTGGAGCCGACAGATGTTGATGAGACAGATGAGCTGATTGATCCGCCGGAAGAATACAATCGGGAAATTCTCGCAAAGTTGATTGAAAACGCTGAAGCAGCAATGAATGAAATGGAAGAATACTGGAAAAACGATTCTCCGAAGATTTACACGAAAAAGCGGATGGAGATAGACGCGTTCAAGATGTACCTGGAGAAGATGGACCAGGCCGAGGTAGAACAGAATGCTGAAGAAGAAAAACAGCCGGAACTTCCAGTATTGAATAACAATAATCAACGTGCAAAATTTATTGACAACTATGAAGCTTGGCCGCTGTGGATCGATACCAAGGAAACAGGGGAACGGTATTACCGCTATAATCTGCCGGATGGGACAAGCTTTGTAATTAAGACTTATCATGCAATGCTGTATAACTACGATGCGTTGGAATATGGGAATTACAAAGAGGGATATGGAGAAAATGAACAGTATCTTCTGAAACCTGGAAAGTTCTTCCGGGACTGCCGAACGAACCGCTCAACGTTGATTGAAAAGCTGAAAGAACTGCAAAAGAATATGTGAGGTGATGAAGACGGATGAAACATGATCTCTATTCACTGGAAAACATTTTAAATGGGGCTATAGAGCACACAGGTCTGACGGCCGGTGAGGTGCATCATATGATTGGACTATCGGTTTCAGCTGTGCGGCGCTATGCGAACGAAGACAATATATATCATCGCACATGGAGAATCCTGCAGGAAGCTGAATGGACAGATGGGGAATGTCTGGAGTGGGATTTCCTTAGGGCGATGGTCAGACATGGATTAAGGCACACAAGGAACTTTAGAAAAATAAGAGCGTATGGGGAAGGAGAAGAGATGGGAAAAAATAAGCTTGATGTCGGGTATATGCAACAGGGAATGGTTGATCGGAGAATGCAGGACGCAATCACTCCGGCCAGAATGGCAGAAGTCAGAAAAAAGGTCAAGATTGGGGAAAAAATTATTATCGTGCCTGTGAAGTGCGGCGGAGAGGAACAGAAGGGGAAGGTGATCGGAATTTACAGGAGTTTCGTGACTGTAAAATTAAAAAATGGAGTCTGCGAGAGTGTTTCGTGGTTGGAGGCAATGAAGCTGAATAAGAAACTGGGAGGGAGGCTGCATGAAGAAGATTAAGTTGTTTCCGGCACCGCATGTTGAGATCAGGATCCATGTGTCAGAGGAGATGGAGAGGGACTATGCGGAGTGCCCGAAGATGATGAAATCCGGTGAGGACTATGACTGCGATAGATGCAGCTGGGCAAACGTCAGCATTTACGGCACAGGAGCTTGCGAACTGAAAGGTCTGAAAGAACAGCTGGGAGGGATAAGCGGTGAGATTGACAGAAAAGAAAGATAGTGGTCATTGGAGCTTAAAAGGTGTGTCATGGGATGATCTGAAGCCCGGCACAGTGCTTACTAAGAAAATTTTGGAAAAGCTTTACGGGGCGCTCTGGAAACTGAAGGATTATGAAGATACAGGATTAAGTCCGGAAGAAGTGGAAAGAGTCAATGATTTTGAGAAGAGCCAGACATACAGGGCGATTGCGGAATTGCAGGAAGAGAGGGAGAAGCACAGGTGGATCCCGGTAACAGAACGGTTACCAGAAGAACATGATTCTATATTCACAAGACTGAATGGTACTGAAAAATGGAAAAATGGAATGTTCAAACGAAGATCAGATAATGTACTTGTAACCGTAAAATATGAAGATGGAATGGTACATACTGAATCGGCCCATACCACGGATGGAGTTTGGAAAACAGATTACAAAGTGAAGGGAGGAAAAGTAGTTGCTTGGATGCCATTTCCGGAGCCATACAAGTAAGAAAACTATTAGTCAGGAGGGGAATGAACTATGGAGTGGGTACTGCTTGAAAAAGAAAAGGTAAAAAAAATTGATAGGTTGCTGGAACGCTATGGACGGATCCAGCGCAAGAGAGCCTGGCATAAGCGTATCAGGACAGGACAGCGGAAGTAAATTAAGATTTGGAGGATGCTATGAAAAAGTGGGAAGAGAAAGAGGGACCTGATGGAACTGTAGTTCATACGCTTGTGTTCGGACATCACGGGAATGAGCCAAAAGTCATAGTGGCGCTGTTCAGAGATTCAGAAGGAGATTGGTTAACGACCTCTGATTTACTCAATACATACTGGGACTTGCTGACCGGCAAGGAAATGTGTGAGCATGATGCCAAAATGATGGTAGAGGAAATGGTGTACGATCATTTTGCGGATGAAAAGAGGTATTACGAGGAAATTTGCGAAGAGCTTGATATGGAAAACTGAAAGTAAAGATTTGAGAAGTGTAACTAATACATAGTTTCACGGACAATTCGCCCGGATTTTTAGAAAAAACTGAAAGGAGCAGAGAGATTTACTCCAAATATGAAGTTAGAAATTAATAAAATCTATGACCAAGATTGCCTTGAAGGAATGAAACTGCTTAATGACAGATCCATCGACTTGATTTGTACGGATCTCCCTTATGGTGTCACACAAAATAAATCAGATATCGAGATTCCGTTTGAGCCACTATGGGAGCAATACGAGAGAATTATTAAGGAGAACGGCGCAATTGTTTTGTTTGGTCAGGGTATGTTTTACATTGATCTTGTGGACTCCAATCGCAAGCTGTTTCGATACGACCTGGTTTGGGACAAGATTCTCACGACAGGATTTCTGAACGCTAAGAAGATGCCATTAAGACAACATGAGCAGATTGCTGTGTTCTATAAGAAACCGCCAATATATAATCCTCAGTTTACTGTTGGAAAGCCACTACATAGTCAGGGTAAAGCTTGTGCTGGCGATGAGATTGTAAACAATAATTATGGAAAATTTGATCGGAATAATAACGGTCGTGCCGGAAGTACGGAAAAATATCCAACCAGTATCATTCGAATTCAGAAGCCACATTCCAGTGAAGCAAAGCATAGAACTGCGAAACCAGTTGAACTAATTGAATGGATTATCAAGACATATACAAACCCAGGTGAGATTGTGTTAGATTCCTGCGCTGGAAGTGGAACTACGGCTATCGCAGCTATGTGCACAGGAAGAAACTGGATCTGTTTCGAGAACGATAAAGACATATATGAGGTGGCGAAAGAGAGAATTAAAGAGTATCAGCAGCGATGAATTTTTAGTTTCAAAAGGAGATTAGGAGAGAACATGAATTTTAAGATTTGGAGGAGATTATGCGTATAGAAGGCTTCAAAGAAAGGGACGAGCACGCAGAGATAACGTATGTTGTCGCTACGTATAGTGCCATACACGATCGTTGGTATCCGTACAGTGAGTCAGAAAACATCGAAGAGGCACAAGAAAGATTAGAGGGGCTAAGTCAGAGAAGACATGGTAAATTTGCAATCTTTGAGAGGATAAGATCAGAGGTTATTACAAAATTGAATTAAGATTTGAAGGAGTCGATAACTATGTTAATGATTCAAGATGGAATAGAAGTTTACTGCTTACCGGATGGCGCTTGTTGCGAGGTCGATGAGAATCACAGAAGCCCTCTGGACTTGGATGATTGCCCACTCGGATACGAAACATGCAACGGAAACTGCTTTTATTACGCAGAGTGATTTAAGATTGGAGGATAAAGATGGTAAAAATCCAGAAATGCAAGAAATTTGGGGTTTGCAACGACTGTGGGGTCATCCACTCGGACGAAACACCAGTGTGGGAAATCAGAACATCTACAACGGGACATGATTGGAATACGATGATGCTGTGTCGCGATTGCATGTTGTCATTGCATACTGCTATGGCAATAGCAGCAACGCAGCATAATTAAGGCTTGGAGGCGATGTGAATGTTAAAGAAAGATGAAAGCGGAGATTATATCTGCGAAAAGGATACATCGTATGTATGCCCGGATGGGGAGAAGCATGGCACATGCTACGGGTGTCCGCTGGGTGATGCGATAGATAATAGGCAACCCAAAGATGATTGCCAGGAGGCGTATTTATGACTTGTGTTGTTTTGTGCGAAATAGATGGGAATTATTATCTTCGGCATATCATTCATGGTATCAATCCAACCGATGCTTTAGAGAGTGTTAGAGAGAAGTATTATAAGGATTTTGACAAGTTAAATGATGAGTTCTTTTTCTGCAAAGATAATGCCGAGATTAAAGAAATCCTAGCCTCGCATGGAATAAAGAGTTGGTAAAAATCGTGATGCAAATTAAGATTTGGAGCAGATGGTGGAGAAAATGGAAGGGAAAAAGATTCTGGACGTCACATGTGGGTCAAAGACCATCTGGTTTGATAAAAACAACCCGGCAGCAGTGTTTTGTGACAAACGAAGTGAGGATATTCGCGGTATTTGGAAATCGGAAAATGGAAAGTCTGAACGGAAATGTGTGATATCTCCAGATGTTCAGTGCGATTTCACATGCTTACCGTTCCCGGATAACACCTTTCCGTTGGTGATATTTGATCCGCCGCATCTAAAGGATGCGGGTGACACAGCGTGGCTGACTAAAAAGTATGGCAGATTGGATGAGAACTGGCCAAAAATGCTTCATGATGGTTTTCAGGAGTGTATGAGAGTTCTTAAGCCGGACGGAGTGTTAATTTTTAAATGGTCTGAGTATCAGATTCCGGCAGCAGATGTCTGGAATGCGATAGGCAAAAGGCCATTGTTTGGACACCGGAGCGGGAAAGCATCTAAGACGTTCTGGGGCTGTTACATGAAAGGTGTTAACTAAAACTGAAATTTGATTAAGGAGGCCGAGATGAAAGTGAAGATAGAACCAAGGAAGTCTACTGATCGGGGCGGATACTACTGTATGCCACTTTGTTCCAACGTCCCGAAAGGCAAGTCAGGGTGGAGGCTTACAACTTGTCCGGAGTGTGGAGCGAAATGCTGGCGGATCCCGCTGGCTGATATCGTGGAAGAACAGGGCGCTAAGGGATTGTGTACGATGTGCGCACTAAAGAAAGGAGTGAAGGTGGGGACTAACGATGATGAAAAAGAATGAGATATTCAAGAACAATAAGGTTACGGGTGCGGCCATCACTGCGGCTGACCGGCCACCGGCGGAAGTTGTACGTTTCCGGAAGATGGTAAAGATTATGTGTGAAGCTGGAGATTTACGAGTGCTTGGAAAAATCACGATTGTAGACAAAAAGGGAAGGCACTGGTAACAGCTGAATCCTTCGGTGAGGGGAGGTGAAAAATTATGCTTATGACAGCGAATGTGTTGCTTATTGTGACGGATATTTTGCTGATTATGCTGGAGGTATTGCTTTTAAAAGGGATGCGTACCAAAAAGGCAGAGAGCGAAGAAAATGGGATGTATGATGTCGAAATGGTATCAGACAGCGTAAGAGAAAAAATCGCAAGAATAGAGACAAGAATAGAAAAAGAAGTGGGGGTGGGATGTAGCCAGGAAGAACTGGCACAGATGAGAGCTGAGGCGAGAAGAAGAAAGAAACGGGAGGAAGAGCGATGACAACAAAGGAATACCTGTCGCAGATCTATCTGCTGAATGTGAAGGTGAAGACGAAACGGCAGCAGGCAGCAGAACTCAGAAACAGCATTGCGGGGATTTCCGGAATCGACTATACCGGGATAAAGGTGCAGACAACTCCGACTCCGAAGATGCAGGAAGCAATTGACCGGCTGATAAGTCTGGAAGAAAGAATCGCGCAAGAGATTTTAGAAATGGAGCAGAAAAAGGAAAAAATCGTCAGCCAGATCAATCGCCTGAGAAGTCCGCTACATATCCAGATCTTAAAGATGCGGTATCTTGATTTCTTTGGGTGGGAAGAGATTGCGGAGCGGACAAAGTATTCCGTGCGGCAGGTATACCGTTTGCATGAAAATGCACTCAGAGAGTTTCGGGAAAGAAATAAAATTTGAAATAATTTTAAAGATGTCACGAAATGTCATGGAATGTCACCTTGCACCTGTGATATAGTGTAAACTAAGCGAAAGCGAAAAATGACATAATAAATACTCCTTATTGCACACGATCCGGAACACAGAGAAGCCGGGATATAAATACTCTGAGCGGTTCGAAAGAGCCGCTTTTTTTCTGCCGTCAAACAATCTGCTGAATGAGGCAGCGATCCGTGAGAATATCAATTTTTCACAGGTTTTACAGGAAACGTTGACAGCGAAGCTGGGGCTTGGCTAAAAAATAATAAAAAGGGCACTCGGAAACGGGTGCTCTTTTTGTATCAAAAAGAGGGGAAAGCCTATGTTTATTATTTATTTCGAGAACCGCATGGTGATCACATATCTGCTGATCGGAATGGCAGAAGCCGGGCTCCTTGCGTATCACTGGTTTCGTCCAGGTATGACGGATAAGGAATATTGGATGATGGTCAAGTCCTGTATCTTGAACGTGTTCTTCTGGCCGGTGCTCACCACCTTTTCAGTGTTCAGCCTGATCGAGTGGATCTACTGCAAGATTACGTTTAGGATCCGGGCATGGAGAGCGAGAAGAAAGGAAAAGCAGGATGCTTAAGTCGTGTACATACTGCGGCAGAATTCATGATAAGAAATATATCTGCCCTCAGAAAAAGGAGGCCTTGAAAAAAAGGCAGGTCAAGAAAAAACAGGGGGTCTCAGATTTCTTTCATTCGTCTGCAAAGTGGACGAGAAAGAGCAAAGCAATCAGGGAACGTGACCATCATCTATGTCAGTCATGCCTTCATGGGCTGGATGGTGCAGGCATCAGATACACAAGTGATGGTCTTGAGGTCCATCACATCGTACCGATCAGTGAAGATTATGATCTGAGATTAGATGATGACAATCTGATCACACTGTGCAGGGAGTGTCACGAGAAGGCAGAGAGCGGAAGCATAACGAGAGCAGCACTGCAGGCAGCAGTGGAGGCAGGACGGTGAGAGATCAGCGAGGACAGGGCGGCATACCCCCCGGTCTGAAGCGGTCTCTTTTTTTAAAAAATGCAAGACCGACCGCCCTCTCTTGAACACAAAAAATTCCCAAAACCATCGCGCCTGTATGGGCGCGCGGGTGCGGGTGTGTGCGCGGGCGCGCGCGAATAAGGAAAGGAGGCAGTTATGGGGAGACCATCCAAACCGGCGGAACTCTTGAAAAGCGAAGGAAAATCACACAGAACAAAACAGGAACTTGCATTCCGTAAGCAGCAGGAAGAAGCCACGCTGACCGGGAAGAAACTTGAGGAACCGAGAGCAGTCAAAGATCTGAAGATCGCCCATGCGACCTTCCTAAAAACGCGGCGTCTGCTTGATGCGATCAACAAAAACGATGAGCTTTACAGTGCGGCCACCTGCCGGTACTGCACCAATACACAGAAGCTTGCAGATGCCGAGGAATCCATTCAGGTGCTGAAAACAGAACTTGAGGAGCTGCGGGAAAGCCGGAGCAGTTACGTGGAAAATAAGGCTATCCCGGATTATTACCGGATGCTCACAAAGTTGGAGGACACGATAACCAGAAAAGAGCAGCTTGCGGCCGGGATCCGAAAAGAACTGACGGATTTTGAAAAAGAAAACTGTATGACGATTGCATCATCCCTCCGATCAATCGCAAAACAGCCGGAAAAGAAGGCAAATCCGCTCCTGGAAGCACTGGCAAATGCTTAGAGACGGAAAGGCTTACGCTTATGCGGCGTGGGCGGTGGCCGAGACGGAGGGAAAGGTTCCGCAATATGTAAAACGGCAGTGCCAGAGCTGGATCAATATCGTGGATAATAAGGATCCGGACGCGGTCGTAGATGAGAGAGCGTACCAGAAGATCTGTAAGCTCATGCAACTCATGGTTCATCCGGATCTGCACTGTTCGATCTACGAGGGACTGGAAGATTATGCATGGCTTTTTATCACAGCGACGCTGTGCACGAAGTGCCGTGATGTGGATGAGAGATATTACATCACGGCGCTGCTGGAGATCGCCAGAAAAAACTTTAAAACCTTTAATTCAGCGGTGATTTTCATCGTCCTGATGCTGACAGAACCGGCATTTAGCCGTTTTTTCTCGGTTGCTCCGGATCTGTCTCTGTCCTCTGAGCTGAAGCTTGCGATCCGCAAGATCATAAAGTCCTCACCGGCGCTGATTGATGAGGTGGATCCGGCGTTTAAGATCCTTCGGTCGCAGATCATCTGCAAGCTCAATGATAATGAGTACACGCCGTTGGCATATAGTCAGGACACCATGGATGGTAAGTTGGCGAACGCGTTTCTCGCGGATGAGGCGGGCGCCCTG